CTGAGAACGAGACGATTTCAGTGTCATTTTTGTGCGCGACCCACCTACGTCACGACAAACATTCCGCACACCTCGCGGTCCAGGCCACGCGTTGGAGAAATTTGCGCGAAAGCTTAATAAGAGACATTTTAGAGCGATTCGTCACGTCTATAAAAGAAGAAAAAATAGAATGCAAGGAGACAATCCTTATTTGACCTTTACGTCCCAGGAGGCGGAAGGATGTAAGTTACCAAATGCTCACTTTGAGGGGTGTGGGTGTGGCACACTAGTGCAGGGAAAGGGAGTGTGTTCAGATTATACTTACTTTGTTACTTTCCATAATTTTGAAGATAGTGCTAGGTTCATGATGGCACACTTCTCAGAGAGGTATGATTTTGATGGTTCTGACATCGTTCCGTCACATGGTGATTCTGAATTGCTTCGACTTTTGTCGAAGTTTAAACGGGACGGGAACATACGAATTGTTGCACCGCAGTTGGGCAAAATGACGTTCCCGCTAAGCCAAACATTTGTTCCTCCTAACCCTGACATCCGTGACGTCTTCAGGATAGCAGATATGGATTATATCACTGAAATGCTTCGACGAGCTTTTACTCGAGACGACTGGGAGTTTTTCAGACAACAGATTTGGACAGAGGCAATTTGGTACTATCCTGATGAAGAGAATCCCGACCCTTCCACACGGCAGATACCTTCTTTGTTGGCCTTGTGTTTACGATCAAAATCCCTTTTTAATGCGGCTTTTGGCACGACAAATGGTCACCCCCACATGATCACTGCAGCTGCAGATTTATATCCTAACAAGTTTGCTAATGCTATTCTTAAACTTGATCGTCATGTGCATAAGCCAATGGACTCAACGAAACATGTCTTTCCCCATTTAGACAAAGCTCTAGGCCTTATGTACCATCACATGGGCACTGAGAAATATTTCGGAAAAATAAAAATTCCAATTGATTTTGCCGACTGTGATCAGATGGGGTTGGGTACATCCGCTGGAATCAATGATTATGTAGCTCGTACCATCCACGCTAATGGAATAAAGATAAAGATTGACGGATGTGGAAAAAAAATGGAGACGCTACAGGCAGACATCAATTATGTTATCAACTGGATGTTAGACCCAGATGCGCGAGATCCTGGGATGTGGTGGAAGACTACTGAGAAGAATGAAAACTTTGAATGTCTTAAGTATTTTACTGAGAAGGAGTGGGAGGAGCGGATGATGAAATTGCGATTATATATGATCCCCTCTTCTTTGTTTGTGCTTTTTGAAAGGTTGGTGACAAAAGTTAGATTCTCTCTTGAGCATGGCAATTTGATTCAGATTGGTCACCCATGGCCTCATGGAGGGATGGATAGAATAGCGGGGTGCCTCAAAGTTCTATTTGGCGAAGAGTTCCTTGCAACTTTGGTGGAGGCGGATTTGCGTAATATGGATCAGTCTACCAATGAAAGGCTTATTAATCTGTTTTATTCTTTTGGCCTAATTTATGACGACCCACAAGGAGAAGACTATGCCATGAGAGTGCGCATTATAAAAATGCTAATTCGCCAAATAACTGCTCGCCTTTCCCATCTTTTTGGTCCAGTCTGGGCTTTTGTTATAGGGAGTGTGCCGAGTGGAGTTCTCAGTACCAGTCATATGGACTCCTGGATTGTGGCACTATATTTGTTCCTCTTCTTAGCGTATACGATTGCTATGGCCCCTCCTGAACACCAGGATATTTTGGAAAAGGCTGCACTTGAGTTTTTCGGAGCAATTGTTTATGGTGATGATCATGCATATAATAAAACTAAAGACCCCCT